TCCGCAAACGTTTATCAGCCTGACCAACCCGTTGAATGAGACCGAGCGGTTGCTCAGGGATCAGAAATTGACCCATGAGCCAAACCAGGCGGCGCGCTGGTGCTTTGGGAACGCATCCATCGCCAAGAACGGCAACGCCCAGATCAAGCTGGTGAAGGAACACAAGGGCAAGGCGGTGGTACGGACACGGCGGATTGACCTGGTGAGCGCCTGGATTGACAGCATGGCGCGCGCGGTGACGTATAAGGGCAACGTAGACCTGAGCGCGGCCATACTTTCAGATGATTGGGGCATGTAGATGCGATTGATCGGTTTTGCTGTTGGAGTTTTTGTCAAATTCCTGGATGATTTATTGGTTCTGGGTGGTTGCGTGCTGATCGTGATCGGCACATGGTACGTTTGTCCAGTAGCGACCTGGTTTGTCGCTGGCATCATGTTGATCGGGTTGGGTGTGCTGGTGGGATTGGTGGGAAAGCGAGGCATGGATGCTCATTCGTAACATGTTCCGTAATGCCAGCCTGGTGGAGAAGTTGACACTGCCCCAGCTGGTCGAGGCGTTTAACCTAAGCAGCGCCTCCACTTCAGGCCAGACCGTTACGGCTGAGACCAGCCGCAGCGTGGCGACGGCTTACCGTTGCGTCAATATCCTGAGCGATGACGTAGCCAAGATGCCCTTGCAGACCTTTATCAGCCGGGCGGCTGGTCAGGTCGAGCGGTTGAGGCCATCAAGCATGTTGGAGAATATATCCTGGTTACTGGAAATATCCCCCAACCGCTGGATGGTGCCGCTGATTTTCAAAAAGATGGCGGTTCAGTGGCTGCTGACATACGGCGCAGCTTACATATGGTCGCCACCCAGGAAGGCCGGGCAACGGCGCGAAATGTTCTGCCTGGCTAGCAATCGGGTAACCCCGCTGTTTGACCTTTCGGGCAACCTGGTATACCGGGTGACCTGGCGCAATGGAGAGACCGACTACCTGCCGGACGTTGAAGTGTTGGCATTATTGATTAACTCAACAGACGGAATTACCGGCAATGGCGTGATCGGCTATGCCAGGGAGACACTCGGGCGGCAGCTTGGCGCGTATGAGACCCAGGGAAAATTTTACGCCCAGGGGCTGAATCCGGGCGGGATCGCCTATGTGGGAGGTGATCTGAGCCGGGAAGCCCGGGACAAGATTCGAGAAACCTATGGCGAGGCGATGGGCGGATCGTCCAACGCTTACCGCTTGGCGGTGATGGACGCCAAGATCAGCAAGTTCGAAGTCATCACCATGAAGCCGGTGGACGCCCAATTTCTAGAAAGTATCAATGCGACGGATGTCCAGATCGCTAATTTCTTTGGGATGCCAGCGTATAAGCTGAATATGGGCAAGCAGAGCTACGAGTCGAACGAGCAGCAAGACCTGGACTACTTGAAAACGACGCTCGACCCGTACCTGGTGCAATGGGAACAGGCTGCCGCGTTACGTTGGCTGAGTGAGACCGAGCAAAATTACACCTATTTCCGCTTCAACCGGGACGTTATTTTGAGAACAGACGCCAAGACGCGAACGACAATCCTGAAAGACAAAATATTGAGTGGACAATTGACGCCTAACGAGGGGCGCCAGATTGAAGATATGCCGGCCTATGAAGGCGGAGATGCCCATTACATCCCGTCTAATATGGCGCTGGTCGGGCCAGACGGCGCGTTGATCGGTGGAACACAGGCCAGCGGAAATGAACAAGGAGGTATTTGATTATGAAACAACCCATGCGAGTATTTGAAGGCAACGCCCAGCCTTACGAGCCATTTTGGAAAGTGCGCGACGCAGCAGAGGCAGAAAGCGGCGAACCAGAAATGGAAATGTATGGCTATATTTCTGAATTCTCCTGGTGGGGTGATGAAATCACCCCCAAGAAATTCAAGGACGATCTGAACCGGCTTGGAAATGGCGGGCCGGTGACAGTACGGATCAATTCAGGCGGCGGTGAAGTATTTGCCGCATCGGTGATTCGCTCGATCATCATGGATTACCCCGGACGGGTGACTACCCGGATTGATGGATTATGCGCCTCGGCAGCCACCTTCGTGGCGATGGCAGGGGACGTGGTGAAAATGCAGGACACTGGCTATTTCATGATCCATGATCCATCAACCATTGCCTGGGGCACCATCGAAGAGCTTAAACTGGTGCTGGATTTTCTAAAAACCATCAAATCGGGGTTGGTGGATGTCTACCAGGTGCGCACTAAGTTGGAACCCGAGAAGCTGGCTCGGATGATGACCGATGAAACCTGGCTGACTGCCAAAGAAGCGCAGGAATTAGGCTTCGTGGACGAGGTGATCGGTGCTTCCAAAAAGCAAAACCTGTCCAACCTGGCAGGCAAATCAGCCATCATGAATGCCATGACTAACTATCAGCATGTCCCGGAGGCGCTGCGTGCATTGCTGAGCGCGCCAGAGCAACCGGTTAATCAAACGGCGGTCGAGCCAGCGGAACTGGCACGGCTTCGCGCCGAAGTAAAATTCTACGTTTAGAAGGAGATAGAAACCATGAACCTCAAGAAATACCTTGACGCAGTGAACGCGGCGGAAGCAAAAGTTCAACAGATCGCCGCGCGCATCAACGAGCATTTTGAAAAGGGCGAGAATGATGACGCCCTGAAGCTGCGTGAGCAGTTGGACAAGGCCAAGCTGGACGCAAAAAACGCCAACGAGTTGTATTTATCTATGCGTGACGCGTTGACCACGGACGGCGATGTGGCAAGCCGGTTCGTATCTGCGGGTGGGGGAGATACAGAACCGAAGGAAACCCAGGATCTGCGCGCCAGCCCCGAATATACGCGGGTTTTCTTTGAAGCCCTGAGCAATGGGGTCACACCGAAGTCCATCAAGTCTGGGCAGCACAGCGCCCAACGATATGGAATCTTGCTCAACGCGTTGACCGAAACTGGCGATTCGGGCGATGAAGGCGGTAACCTGCTGCCGACCGAGTTCGATACCCAGATTCGCGAGCTGATGCGCACCTACACCGACCTGGCTAACCAATCCTGGTTCAACATCGAAGACGTGACCTACTTTACCGGTTGGCGGGCAGTCGAGCAAGCCGGGCCAGCGGCAGCCTTCGCAGCGCACACCGAGAACCAGAGCATCTCCGAAGCTGCTGATCCAGAATTCAGCCGGGTGACCTACACCATCGTTGAATACGCCGGGTATATCCCGATTGTAACCAACCTGTTGTTGGATGCCCCGCAGAACATCATGGCTTACCTGGGGCGCTGGTTTGCCAAGAAAGCGGCCTTGACCAATACATCGATCATCGGCACGCTGCTTAAGGCAGTCTCTGATACCGATGTCACCGATTACACGCTTACCCTGGCAGCGATCAAGACCATGCTCAACAAGACTCTCGACCCGGCTGTCAGCGCGGGCGCGACGCTCTTTATGAACCAGAGTGGCCTGGATTTGCTGGATCAGCTTGACGATGACATCGGGCGTCCGCTCTTGCAGCCCGATCCGTCTCTCGCGACGGCATTCCGTGTCAAGGGGCGTCCAGTGGTAGTCATTCCGACTACACTGTTTGCAGACACCGACACCAGCACCAAGACCCAGATCGCCATCGGCGATGGACGGCAGTGGCTGACCTATTTCCGCCGCATGCCGTATGAGATGAGCGCCACCACCATCGGCGGCGACGCCTGGCGCTACAACAACACCGAAATACGCGGCATCATGCGCGCCGATGCAAAAGTGATGGACGCCAGCTCGATGGGGCTGCTTCACATTACCCTGCCGGTCTAACCTGATCTCCTGGGCTGGCTGAAAAGAACAGTCAGCCAGCCCTCGATAGTGAATAAAAGAGGAGAGTTCGAAATGACATATCCAGTTACTGAAAATTATATGGACCAAGGCGGCGACCGCTGGACCATTGGCCCCGCTGGCGAGTTGCGCATCCAGGGCGTGATTACCGTTGGATATATCCAATACGCCGAGAACAGTGTGATGGGTACCAACCTGATCACCATCGCCAACAGCGGCGCAGCGCGCTGCCACGGCAACGTATCAGCGAATGGCTTTGTAGCCGTCACTGCCAGCTAGAAGGCAATATGGCGAATATCCTCACTGCGGCAGAAGCCGCCAACGTTTTACGATGTCTTACGACAGACGCGCTGATGTTGCAGCTACTGCCGCAGGTGGATAAATATATTCAAACCGCGACCGGGCGGAATTGGACGCTGGATAGCGTTATCGAGCCTACCGCCAAGTCTGCGGCGCAGATGCTGCTGGTGATGTGGCATGAAGCGCCTGGTCAGATTGGGCAGGGGATTACTAACCTGCCCTTTGGTCTTTCGGCGGTGCTGGTTCAGCTTGAGGCGCTGGCCTTACAGCTTGCAACCAGCGGCGTACCGACTGAGGACTTGAAGCTGGTCGCCAGCCAACCGGAAAATGGCGACGCGAATGTGGCGGTTGGGGCTAACCTGACGCTAGTATTCAACCATGAGATGGACAGCACGGCGACCAGCGCGGTTAGTTTACAGGATGCGACTGGCGCGACCTTTACCACAGTCAATACATTGGACGTGACCAAGAAGATTATGACGATTAACCCGACCGGCAACCTGACCGCCGGGATGAGCTACACCATCGTGATCGAGGATGCAGCCGATAGTTACGGGCAAACGCTGGATATTGACATCGGATTTGAAACGGCGGCTTGAAATGCTAATTGGTGGAAGACCAACCAACCCAGGCGAGTTACGGACGGCAGTGACGTTCTATGAGCGGGCGATCACGACCGGAACGGGCGGATTCCAGGCCGGCGGGAAGGGGGATAAGATTGCCGACGCGCGCGTGCGATGGAAGAACGTACATGGCCAGGAAGTGTGGGATGCGGCGGCGGTGAACGCGGTGAACGCGGCGACGGTCTTGGCGCGTTATCACGCCAGCATTGACGAAAGCTGCCTGGTGGAAAAAGACTCGAAATTATACGAGATTGTCTCGATGGATGACATCGAAGAGCGACATGAATACCTGGAACTCAAGGTGCAGAGGATGAAGGCCGGATAATGACGACGGTATTCGAGCGGGTTTCGACTGCACTGACGACCTTGAGCGTGCCGTTTGGCAACCAGGTGTATATTCCGGCGAGCGGGGCGGATTTGCCGGACGTATTTTTGGTGTATACGCTGATCACGTCGCCGACTGAATTGCACGCTGATAATGCGGAGGCGTTACGCTCAAACCGGGTGCAGGTGAGCATCTACAGCCGGAGCGGGCTGGTAAGCATCCCGGATGTGGATGGCGCGATGACGGCTGCCGGTTTTATGCGGGCGGCCAGATACCAACTGTCGTACAGCCGCGAAACGAAGCATTTCGGGCTGGCCGCAGACTATATCGAAATTGAGGAGAGTTAGAGATGACAATTGATGCAGGCGAGTATAAATCGGCAGTGGGCGTGTCTAGCCTGTACGTGGCAGAGGTGTTGCAGGACGATGCCAGCGCGTACCTGGCGGATACGCCGGCCTACTTCGCACCCGTAGCGGAGGTGTCGGCCAAGCCGGCCGCGTCGGCGCAGACGCAATATGCCGACGATAGCCCGTATGATGTGCTGGTAAGCGAGGGCGATACGGCGTTGAGCCTGACCGTGACCGGCATTCCGTTGGAGATGTTGGCGGCGGTGCTGGGCAAGGAATTCGACAGCACGACAGGCAGGGTGTATGACACCGACGCGACGCCGCCGGATTACGCCCTGGGTTTCAAGAGCCTGAAAAGCAACGGCAGTTACCGTTACTACTGGTACTTGAAAGGCAAATTCAGCGCGCCGGAAGAAGTGTTCGCAACCAAGAGCGATAAACCGACGCCCCAGGTGACCAAGATCACCTTTACGGCGGTGCGCT